CTTCAAAAATTCTCCGGCGGATATTTTTTGGAGAACTTTTCTGTATGGATAGTGCTTAAAAGGGCTCATAGGGTTATACTCAGTCTTTGCCATGTAGGGATATTTTTACTCTTTGCTCCTTTCGGTAAAAAGTTTCAGCGAGCCTTATGAGTTCTTTTAAGAATTACCCATAAGGTTGATATTTTAGCACGAAGGAGGTTTAAGTATGGCTAAAACAAAAGGAAAGTCGGAAGATTCTCCTAAGAAAATTAGACCTGCTTTAACCCCAGAGGCAGAAGAAAAGCAAATGATATCTTTAGCCATGAATGCCGCTAAAGAACAACTTATAAATGGAACGGCATCATCGCAAGTTATATGTCATTTCTTACGATTGGGTTCCTCTAAAGAAAAGCAGGAAATCGAGAATCTTAAAAAAGACAACGAATTAAAGCAAGCTAAGATAGAAGCACTCGAAACCGGAAAACGAATTGAGGAATTATATGAGGACGCTATTAAAGCTATGAGGAGATATCAAGGAAATGGGTCAGATAATCAGGACTTATAGCGAGCTTATAAAAATTCCAACTTTTTTAGAACGTTTCGAGTACTTAAAACTAAGAGGTCGTGTTGGAGAAGAAACTTTCGGTTATGATAGATATATTAATCAAAAGTTTTATACTTCGAAAGAATGGAGAAGAATCCGAGACCAAGTCATTATAAGAGATAACGGTTGCGATTTAGCAGTAGAAGGTTATGAGATATTTGATGGAATAACAGTTCATCATGTAAATCCGATAACTGCTGATGACATTATCAATAGACCTGATTACTGTTTAGACCCCGAGTTTTTAGTTTGCGTTTCATATAATACACATAAAGCAATATCTTACAGTGATGAAAGTTTATTAACCATTGAACCAATTGTAAGATTACCAAATGATACAATACCTTGGAGGAAATGATGTACGGATATGTAAAACCTCTAACTCCAGACGAAATCTACCACCACGGAATTCTAGGACAGAAATGGGGTAAAAGAAACGGTCCCCCGTATCCTTTGGGAGCAGGAGACCACTCAGCATTTGAGCGTAAAGCAGGATGGAAGAAGAATCTTGACGGTAAGAACCCAAAGGAGTACAATAAGGCTAATCGAAGTAAAGAAACTTCAAGTAATAAGCGTATGAATAATAAGTCCAACGAACATGAAGGCCTTACTGATAAGCAGAAAAAAGCTATAAAAGTTGGAGCTGTATTAGTAGGTGCAGCGCTTGTTACTGGTGGAGCTGTATATCTTGCAAAAAGCGGTAAGTTAGATGACCTAGTTCTTAAAGGTAAAAACGAATATGAAAAAGCTATTAAAACCTTTAGCTATAAGAAAATAGATGGCCCGCATGGTATTATACAGGATTGTGCTAAAGTTAACCCTTTATATAAAGATAAGAAAGCAGTCGGTGTAAGAAACAATTGTGTATCTTGTTCGGTAGCATATGAATTAAGACGTAGAGGATATGACGTTAAATCGAAGCCAAATGCAATATTTGACCCCATATCTGCACATATTAAATCAGCAGGCTATGGAAACGAATCTTATATTAAAGCAGTATTTAAAAAATATAATAAAAATCTTAAAAGGACGTCAGTTAGTGATTTTCAACAGTTAGATACTATTTTGTCGAAAAATTATCCAGACGGTTCTAGAGGTATAATTAATTTTAAAAGAGCTAAAAAATCAGGTCATTCAATATGTTGGGAAGTTAAAAATAAAAAGCTTTATTTTATAGACGCACAATGCAATAGAGTATATCATACAACTAGTAAATTCTTTAAGAAGCAAAAGTTTTCAAAAAATGACATCCATTTTATTCGATTGGATAATTTAGAGATTTCACATAATAGAATAAAAGAAATAGTCGATTTTTATTAAATAGGAGATGAAAAAATGGACATTAACGAAGCTGTATCATTAATAAAAGAGAAGTACGATTTTAATTTGGTTTCTTATTTAGAATATAGAAATTTATTTATAGTATTTCCAGAACCAGATGGTGATTATGATGATGGTTTATTTGTTGTTGACAAACAAACAAAAGAAGTATGGCAGGACAATTTGACAAGCCTTAATTATGAAAATGATGAAATTGCCAACGATGAACGTAGCCCTGTCGCGCTTTAGTAAGAAACGAGAAAATACATTATGGACATCAAAGAGGTTATTAAAATATTTAGAAAAAAGAATCCAAAATTAGTTCCAAATAGCGATTGGACTAAAATTGATAAGCGTAAGCAAGCCGGCGAAAGATTATCTGATATTTTAAACGATATGAAAGTTTTATACTAATTTTAAAGAATTAGAGGTTATGTAACTATACATAGCCTCTTTTCTTTTTTACGGAGGTATCAAATGACAAACGAAAGTATCTTAAATGAGATTAAAAAGATGCTCGGTATTGCCGCAGATTATGATGCGTTTGATACCGATATTAAAATTCACATCAATGCCGCATTAACAAGATTATCACAGTTAGGAGTTAAATGTGTTGCTGAAAAAATCCAGATAACTGGAAACTCGGAAACCTGGACTAATTTGTTTGGAGAAGTAGATGATGATAAATTAAATCAGATTCAGGAATTCGTGTACCTTAAAACTAAGTTAGTTTTTGACCCACCAGCTTCTGCTACGATAAACCAGTCATACGAAAATCGAGTAAAAGAGCTTGAGTGGGAAATTAATGTTGTAGTAGATAAATAGGAGGAAAATCAAAATGAGTTCTTTGTATAAAAGACCACCTACTTCAGACGAACTATACCATTATGGTGTTATAGGGATGAAATGGGGCATTAGGCGTTATCAAAACGCTGACGGTACCTTAACCGAAGCAGGTAAAAGACACTATAATCGGGAAGCCAATCGAGCTGTAAAAAAAGAGCGAAAAAGTGCTGTTAAAAATCGCTATACAATGAGTGATAAAGAGATTCAGGATAGAATTAATAGAATGAATCTCGAAAAGAGAATGAAAGATTTAACAGACGACGATTTAACTCCTGGAAAAACTGCTGTTAAAAACGCTTTCAGTAAAGCCGGTAAAGTTGTTATGACTGCAGCAATCGTTGGTGCTTTGGCTTATGGCGGAAAATTAGCAATACAGAATAAAGTTCCGGCTAGAGCGGTTAAAGCGTTGATAAAAGTAGCAAAGAAAACAGCAACTAATAGAACCAGACGGAGAGTTAACGAAATCGTAGGTAGAGATTCAAACGAATTAATGAAAATCGGAAAAAGAGTCTTTACCGAGCAAGATGTCGATAAGTTCTTTGATAAGATAAACTGGGATGAATTTGCTAAATATGCATTTCCAAACCCTGTCAAAAAGAAATAATGAGGTAATTTAAAATGGCATTATCTAATACAGCCGTACCTAAATACTACGGCATGTTCAGAGATGCCGTATTACGAGGGGAAATTCCTGTTTGTAAAGAAATCTCAATGGAGATGAACCGAATAGACGACCTCATAGCTAACCCAGGAATTTACTATGATGACGAAGCAGTAGAGGGATGGATTGCTTATTGCGAAGAAGAACTAACTCTTACAGACGGTTCAGACCTTCATCTATTAGATACGTTCAAGCTCTGGGGCGAACAGGTATTCGGATGGTATTACTTTGTTGAACGTAGCGTTTATGAACCATTTCCTGATGGTCATGGCGGACATTATGTTAACAAAGTAATTAAAAAGCGACTCATCAATAAACAATACCTTATAGTTGGTCGAGGAGCTGCCAAATCGATGTATTCTTCATCGATTCAAAGCTATTTCTTAAACATCGACACAGATACAACTAGTCAGGTTGCTACAGCACCAACAATGCGACAAGCTGATGAGATTCTAGGACCTATTAGAACCTCAATCGCCATATCTAGAGGACCTCTATTTAAGTTTTTAACTGAGGGTTCTTTACAGAACACAACCGGTTCTAAGGCTAAGCGTGTTAAATTGGCTTCGACAAAGAAGGGCATAGAGAACTTTTTAACCAATTCGAAGCTTGAAGTTGTCGCTATGAGTATCGATAAACTTCAAGGATTTAGACACAAGGTTGCTAGTGTTGATGAATGGCTTTCGGGAGATACTAGAGAAGATGTTATCGGAGCAATAGAGCAGGGTGCATCAAAGCTTGATGACTATATTATCATCGCAACAAGCTCTGAAGGTACTGTTCGTAATGGAAGCGGCGATACAATCAAAATGGAATTGATGAAGATACTCAAGGGCGAGTTTTTTGACCCACACGTATCAATTTGGTTTTACAAACTTGATTCTGTTGAAGAAGTATCGAACCCTAATATGTGGATTAAAGCCAATCCAAATTTGGGAAAGACCGTTACCTATGAAACATACACTTTGGAAGTAGAAAGAGCCGAAAATGTACCGGCTGCCAGAAATGATATTTTGGCAAAACGTTTTGGAATCCCTATGGAGGGTTATACATACTACTTCACATACGAAGAAACATTACCGCACAGAAGAAGAACTTTTTGGGAGATGCCTTGTGCTTTGGGCGCAGACTTATCTCAGGGCGACGACTTCTGTGCTTTTACATTTTTATTTCCGTTATCGGATGGAAGTTTCGGAGTTAAGACTAGAAATTACATTTCTTCAAACACTCTTATGAAACTCCCATTAGCTATGCGCAACAAATATGAAGAATTTATGAAAGAGGGAAGTCTGATTATTCTCGAAGGCATAGTTCTCGATATGATGGAGGTTTATGAGGACCTTGACAAATTTATAATCGATAGCAGATACGACATTCGAGCTTTTGGATTTGACCCATATAACGCTAAAGAATTTGTTGCCAGATGGGAAGTAGAAAATGGACCTTACGGGCTTGAAAAAGTACCTCAAGGTTCTAAAACAGAGTCTGTTCCTTTAGGAGAACTTAAGAGTTTGGCAGAAAATCGGATGCTTTTATTTGACGAAGCGCTTATGCAGTTTGCAATGGGTAACTGTATTACTCTTGAGGATACTAACGGAAATAGAAAGCTTTACAAACAGCGTCGAGAACAGAAAATTGATGCGGTTGCGGCTATGATGGATGCATATATCGCATATAAACACAATCGAGACGCATTTGAATAATTATAAAAAGGAGTTATTGTTATGAGACTTTCTAAAATGATTAAACAGATGATTGTTATCATCGGAGGAAACGCCGAAGACCTTTCCGGAAAATCGATTAGTGACCTTATTAAGTATTCGCAACCGCTTGTTCAGGATTTTATTGATGACCCGCTTAAAGTCAACTCGATTGCGACAAGTAAAATTAAAGATAACGCGATAACGACTAATAAAATAAAAAGTAAAGCGGTAACAGAAGATAAACTTTCTGATGAATTATCAGCCAAAGTAAATGATTCAGGAAGTTTTGTTGTTATTTATACGGAAGATAACAATGTTATTACCGCTAGTGATGAAGATGGAAATCCTATAACTTTTGAGGATATTACGGCGGCAATTGCTGCTGGTAAGAGTGTTAAAGCCGTTTATGATATTATGCAATTTGTTCTGATTGCTATAGACAGTAATATTATACAATTTTCTAGTGTTGATTTCAGTTATGCTGGAAAAATCGGATTTAATCTTATTAGCCATAATGATAGTAATAAAATAGCATCAGAACATTATGAAGTAAGTATTAGTGAATAATAGAAAGGAGACGTTATGCGACTTTCAAAGATGATTAAACAGATTATTGTAACGATTGGTGGTAAAGCCGAAGACCTTGGAGGAAAATCGATTAGCGACCTTGTTAAGTATTCACAACCGTTAGTTAAAAATTTGGTCGAGAAGATTAACGGAGGAAGTTTAGTCATTATCTATGAAGAAAATGATGAAACAATTACCGCTAGTGATGAAGATGGAAATCCTATAACTTTTGAGGATATTACCGAAGCTTATGAAAACGGAAAAAGTATTAAAGCGAAGTTCGAATCTGATGGTACAATGATTTTTGAACTTATGTATATTTCAAATGCGTATGTAGTATTTGAAAATATTGATTCGTTTATGGCTCCAACTCGCGTTTCAATTAATGGTATTTCGCATTCGAACGAGGATTTGATTGAAGTAGTGCATAGAGAAATAGAACCAATGGAATAATGCTAGAAAGGAAAAATCAAAATGGATAGAGAACCATTTTTAACTAGGCTTAGACACGCCTGGAACGCCTTTTCTAATAGAGACCCCACACTATATAATAAGGGTCCGAGTTACTATTATCGACCGGATAGACCTCGATTTTCAAGAGGAAACGAGCGTTCTATTGTTACTTCGGTATTTAATCGAATAGCTTTGGATGTTGCCGCTGTCGATATTAGGCATGTCATGTTAGATGAAAATAAGCGATATATAAAAGACGTTGATAGTGATTTAAACAATTGTCTTACTCTTGAAGCAAATCTCGACGAGACAGCAAGAGCTTTTAGACAAGATGTTGTGATATCGATGTTTGATGAAGGAAATATCGCGATTGCCCCGATTGATTATGAGGGCGATTTATTTTTATCTGAAAAATACGATATTCAAACCATGAGAGTTGGAAAGATAGTTGAGTGGTTTCCGCAATATGTTAAGGTTCGAGTATACAATGAAAAAACGGGACAAAAAGTAGATTTAGTATTACCTAAGAAAACAACCGCTATAATTGAAAATCCTTTATATGCAGTTATAAATGAACCAAACTCTACTATGCAACGTTTGGTAAGGAAACTTAATCTTCTTGATGCTGTTGATGAACAAAGTAGTTCAGGTAAACTTGACCTTATCATTCAATTGCCTTACGTTATCAAATCTGAAGCTAGAAAGAATCAGGCTGAAAAACGAAGAAGAGAAATCGAAGAACAACTCTCTGGTTCGAAATATGGAATAGCATATACTGATGGAACAGAGCGAATAACTCAGTTGAATCGAGCAGTAGAAAATAACTTAATGAATCAAGTTAAGTATCTTACTGAAATGCTATATAGTCAGCTAGGTATCACTCAGAGTATTCTTGATGGTACCGCTGATGAAAAAACAATGCTCAACTATCAAAACAGAACTATTGAACCAATACTTTCTGCTATTACAGACGAAATGAAAAGAAAGTTTTTATCTAAGGCTTCCCGAGAAAAAGGGGAGTCTATTCTTTTCTTTAATAATCCGTTTAAACTGGTACCGCTTATAAATATGGCTGAAATCACCGATAAATTTACCAGAAACGAGGTTATGTCGCCTAATGAAATAAGACAGATTATTGGTATGAAGCCATCTGAAAACCCAGAGGCTGATGAATTAAGAAATAGAAATATCAATCAGTCTTCGGAAGAGGCTAAAAAGTCAATAAATGAGGAGGAAAATCAAAATGAGTAAAGCAGAAGATATACTCAGTAAGTATGATTTTTCCGGATGGGCTACAAGAACCAATCTCCGTTGTTCCGATGGTAGAACAATTATGGAGAACGCTTTTGCACACAACGATGGTCAGATTGTTCCTCTTGTGTGGATGCACGACCACGGAGACCCAAGTAAAGTTCTTGGACACGGCTTACTTAAAAACGAAAAAGAAGGCGTTAGAATTTATGGCGTTTTCAATAATACAGAAGCGGGCCAGAATGCTAAGAAGTTAGTCCATGCTGGAGATGTAACCGATTTGTCTATTTATGCAAACCAGTTACAGCAGAAGACTATCGGAGATGGTGTTGGTGTATTTCATGGCGACATCAAAGAGGTTAGTCTTGTTCTTGCAGGTGCAAATCCTGGCGCACATATTGATTCTGAAATCGTTCACGGCGATTATTCAGAAGAGGCTGCCTTTATTTGTACTGGAGAAGGAATTTCTTTATCTCACGCTGAAGAGAAAAAAGAAGATGTAAAAGAGGAAGAGAAAAAAGAAGAAAATGAAGACGAAACAATCGCTGACGTTTTCGAAACATTAACTGATAAACAGAAAAAGGCTGTTTATGCTATTGTCGGAGCTGCTCTCGAAGATAATGATGATTCCGACAATGATAATTCTAATGATTCAGAAGGAGGAAACGAATCTATGAAACACAATGCGTTTGAGGGTGACAACACCCAGAGAAGCAACGTACTTTCCCATAGTGATATGGAAACCATTCTTAATCAGGCAAAGAGAAATGGTGATAGTCTTAAGAACACATATGAAGACTATATTTCTAACATGAATCTTGCTCACGCAGATAATGAAGAGGAAGAGCATGTTCCTGCTACTTACGGTATCGATTATATTGATTACCTTTTCCCCGAGCATAAAGCTCTTAATGGCGGTGCTCCGGAATTCATCAAGAGAGATACTGGTTGGGTAAGCAAGGTTATGGCTGGTGTTCATCATTCTCCGTTTGCTAAGATTAAATCTGTATTTGCTGACATCCGTGAAGACGAAGCAAGAGCAAAGGGTTATATCAAAGGTAATGCAAAGAAGGATGAAGTTTTCTCACTGCTTAAGAGAAAGACTGGTCCGACAACCGTTTATAAGAAGCAGAAGTTCGACCGTGATGACATTATCGATATTACCGATTTCGATGCTGTTGCATGGGTAAAGGCTGAAATGAGAATGATGCTTGATGAGGAATTTGCTCGCGCATATCTCTTCGGCGATGGAAGACTTGGCTCTTCTGATGATAAGATTGACGAAACCTCAATCAGACCGGCTATTTCTGACGACCAGCTTTATACAATTCAGGTTGAAATCGAAGGTTCTGATGATACCGAAAAGGCTAATGATATGGTTGATAAGGTTGTTATCGGCCAGGATACATATCAGGGTTCTGGTAATCTTACTGCGTTCATTAAGCAGTCTTGGGTTACTAAGATGCTTCTTCTCAGAGATGAGATTGGTCATAGACTTTACAAGAACATGGCAGAACTCGCTACTGCAATGAGCGTTGATAGCATCGTTAAGGTTCCGGATTCAATTGTTCCGACAGGTTATTATGGAGTTGTTCTCGACCTTAAGGACTATAATGTTGGTGCAGATAAGGGTGGTGCTGTATCGCTCTTTGACGATTTCGATATCGATTACAACCAGCAGAAGTATCTTATTGAAGCTCGTTGCTCCGGAGCACTCACTAAGCCGTTCTCAGCTATTGCTCTTAAAGTAGCTGCTTAATTCTAAAAATGAGGTGAAAAATCAAAATGGCTAAATTTTTTGGAAAAATCGGATATATCGAGACTGTGGAAACGGCACAAAGCGTATGGGAAGAACAAAAATCAGAGATAGAATACTACGGTGATGTCCTTTCTAATCGAAGAACCTGGGAACGCAGTCAAGGTGTAAATGACGACACCAATGTTAATAATCGAATAAGCATTGTTGCTGACGATAAAGCTTTCAAGAGTTTTCACCTTATGAGGTACGTTGAATGGATGGGCGCGAAATGGAAGATTTTAAGCATTGAAGTTCAACGACCTCGTATTATTTTAACATTAGGAGGCGTATATAATGACGAGAACTCGAATTGAAATTGATAATGAATTTCGCCGAATTCTTGGTTCAACCAATGTTTATTTTCAGCCTCCTGAATCTGTTAAGATGAATTATCCATGTATTCGTTATCGAGTTAACGATTATCAATCGGATTTCGCAAACAATAAACCGTATAAGCATGAAAAATCTTATATGGGAACTATTATTAGTAAAAATGCTGATAGTGATTTAATCGAAAAAGTATTACAACTTGAAAAATGTCACTTTGACAGGTTTTATACAGCAGATAATCTCTATCATTGGGTTTTTATTATTTATTCTTAAAGGAGGATATAAATAATGCCGGAAACAGTTGAAAAAAGACTTAAATGGGATACAGTCGGTGAAAGATTTTTCGAAACCGGTACCGACAGAGGTGTACTTTATCTTAGAGATACCGACGGTTCATATCCCAAGGGTGTTGCTTGGAACGGTCTTACTGGCGTAAGTGAGAATCCGTCCGGAGCAGAGCCCACAGCTATGTATGCTGATAATATCAAATACCTTAATCTTTATTCGGCGGAAGAGTATGGTGCTACAGTTAACGCTTATACTTATCCCGATGAATTCGCAGAATGTGATGGTTCTGCGTCGGTTGGAGCAGGTCTTAATGTTGGACAGCAGAAAAGAAAGACATTTGGTCTTTGCTTCAGAACACTTGTTGGAAACGATGTTGATGGAACAGATAAAGGCTATAAACTTCATCTTATTTATGGTGCTACCGCTAAACCTAGCGGAAAAGAATATCAGACCGTAAATGATAGTCCTGAAGCTGTTACATTTAGCTGGGAGATTTCCACAACACCTATTCCGATTACTCTTGAAGGAACAAACTTTAAGCCGACTGCTACTCTTGAAATAGATACCACTAAAGCCCTTCCTGCTGGTTTCCTTGATGCTCTTGAGGATATTCTTTATGGTAAAGATGGAACGGAACAGACGGCTACAGACCCGAGACTTCCTCTCCCTGATGAGGTTATTGGCCTTTATAATCAGTACGCGGGGGAATAACGGAGGATGATGATAACGCCGAATCACCATCCGATGACGCTCAGAATGTAGAACCTGAAGTTCAGGAAGAAACTAATGAGAATAACGGCGAAAATAATCCTACCGAAGAACCGGAAGGATAAACAACCATTTAGCCCCTAACTCGATATGAGAAAGGGGCTTTTTATTGTAAAGGAGATTTTTATTATGTTAAAGAAAACACTTACTTATACTGATTTCAACGATGTTGAAAGAACTGAGGATTTTTACTTTAATCTTACAGAAGCCGAAGTTGCTGATATGGAATTAACAACCGAAGGCGGAATGGCAACCTATCTTCAGAGAATTATCGACTCTAAAGACCAGGCTAAATTGATAGAAGCTTTTAAAGAAATAGTTCTTAAAAGTTACGGTGTAAAATCTGATGATGGAAAAAGGTTTATTAAAAGTAAAGAAATCACAGAAGCATTTAAGCAGACACAAGCTTATAGCGATATTTATATGGCTTTGGTTTTTGATGATGTTGAAGCGGCGGAATTCGTTAATGGAATTCTTCCCGATGCAGAAAAACTTAAAAATAAAATCGAAGCTATGACAAATAAGAAAAAATAATGTTGGAAATTATCATACCCGATTCTGAGTATTTTAATTCATTAGAAAATGAGTTTATTCAGGTTAAAGGCGGTTTATTATGTTTGGAGCATTCTCTAATTAG